TACGCATTGGGGGAGGCATACCTTGCTGTTGTGGCATTATGCCTTGCTGTGGCATTTGAGGCGACATCTGTTGTGGAGCCATAGGAGGCGCTTGTTGTGGCAATCCTTGTTGTTGCGCTTGCTGAGGTGGTTGCTGTTGACCGACCTGAGTCATCATTTCAGGCGGATTCATTGGCGGTTGTGGACGCATTCCTAAGTTTGCCAAGATGTCCGCAGGTTGACCAAAGGTATAGTAAGAGGCCACTGGGCTTGACATGGAAGACAAACCACCTGAAGCCATTTGAGAAGTTCTTTCTTCAGGAACTTCTTCGTAGCCATAGTCACCTTCGTTAACAGGGTTGTAGCCCGGCGCATTTAAGTTTGTCAACAATTCCGCATTAGGCGTGTAATCCCCACCGCCTGTACCGTAGTCTTCATAGCCAACAAATTTAGTTGGGCCAATCCCAAAGTCTGTTGTGCGTGGGTTGATAACGCCAACCTTAGACATATCAACGCCTTGATTTTGCGCACCCGTGCCACCACTAAAATCTTGACCAAGTAAGGTAGCAACTAAAGCACCAGCACCAGCCGCGCCTGCGGTAGTTCCTAAAGCACCAGTAATACTATCTAACGCGCTAGACGCAAGTTTGGTTCCTTGGTCATAAACACTGCGAATTGGATTGTTGGAGTCATACCATGAACGGTTGCCACTACCAGTGTTGGTAATTTCAGACGATTCCGTTGAATATACAGGAGTCATAGTTTCGTCAACGGTCATGGTAGAACCATCGTCAAAAACTGTGGTTGCAGTGCCATCACCATTAGATTCGTAACCAGCAGGCCAAAATCCACCTAATTTACTACTTGAATAAATTTTATTTTTAGGGTCGTATTTACCCGTACTATACCCCGGCGCTATTGTTACTTTTTTAGGCGTTAATACTCCTGTTACTGGGTCTTCATCTACTACCGAAGTGCTATATTGGTCGCCATCAGAATCATAAGTTACTGTTGAGCCGTCATCGTATGTAATAGTGTAAGAACCGTCGTCGTGATATTGTGTTACGCCGCCTTCTTCAAAATGTGGAAGTCCACCGTTTTTCATCATAGTTATTAAACCTCCGCGTTTTGCGTAATCGTAATCTGAGTAGCCTGTGTCATAGTCTGAAAAGTCCGTGTAGCCAGTTGTATCTGCTAATAAATAATCATTTTCATTAGGAAATTCATTGTTATCCGCTAAATAATTAGTATCAAATGTAGGCCCGATTCTTGAATTTATATCGTTATCATCATTAGGTAGGGACTCACCAACTGTTGACCATTCACCATTCTCAGCTAAAGTCCAAACTTGATTGGTATCAGGGTCTGTATAAGTATTGTCAGCAAAAGCGGTATTAGCGTCATTTTCAGATTGATTTACGTCAGCAAACAAAGCATAGCTACCATCTTCGTTCATTGTGTAGATGTTGCCTGCATCGTCTTGAAAATATTCAATATCAGCGTTTGCTACGGTTGTGTCAGTACCACCAATACTGCGAGTTCCTCCACCAGTTGGCGTAGTTGCTTCAATATCTTCATCAACCTCTGCGGCACGATAAAGCACAGACGTACCATCAGGCATCGTCTTATATGTATTACCTAATGAGTCTGTTGTAAATTCTTCTTGGTCATCTCCAAAACCAGTTCCTGTTGGCAACTTAGTTACTGGGTTTATTGTGCTAGTAGGTATCCTAGGTTTACTAATATTTGGCGTGCTTCCACCACCCGCAGGTCTTGTTGTTCCTCCAGCAGGTTTTGTTGTTCCACCCGCAGGAGTTTTTGTGCCGCCAGAAGGAGGTGTAGCAACAGGTTTACCAGAAACCTTGTCAAATAATAATTTTGTACCAGCACCAATAATTGCGCCTGTGCCTGCGTTTAGCACTTTACTAGTTATGGAATTATTAGTCCCAGTAGATTTTGTTACTGTTGGCCTTGTATTAACATTAACTGGCGTAGTTTTAGTCGCAGGGGTAGTAGGCGTTTTAGTTGTAATTGTTGGTTTAGTCGTTGCAGGCTTACTCGTCAAAGTTGTCCGTGGAGTCAAAGAAGTCTTAGGAACCGAAGAAGTCTTGGTTGTCAAAGATGGTGCAGGATTAGTCACCGTAGAAGTAAAAGGACGCTTAGTAGAGGAGGTCAAAGGATTAGAATTTCCAAAACCACCATCTGAAGTAATTGATGAAGTACGACCACCAGAGATAGATGGAGCATTATCACCGCCACGAATAATGCTATCTAGTGGTGAGCGTTGAACTCCTCTTGCTTCAGGAAGCTGTCTACTTGATTTGCGTTTTTGTAAAATAGCCATGTCTTATCCTGTTTTTTTCAACAATGAGGTGAGACCTGCAATGTTAGTTACAGGACTTAATTTTGCGCCACTAGCTAATGTTTTAGCTGGAGCCGTTGTAGTTGCTTTTTGTATTGGAATTAACTTTGACACATCCATTTTTGCTGGAGGTGCTATTGGTTTTTTAGTAACCGCACTAGCCATTTGCAATCCGCCAGTAGGACGAGCAGGAGTGCGAGATGCAGGGCTTTTTGCTTTATTAAATTGTTGTTTAAGCAAACTGCCAACACTTGCTACCATTGGTTTGGTTATATCCGTTGGTTTAAAGCCCATAGAACTTGCCATCTTGTCTTGCGGAGTTGCTTGCGCAACAGTAGTCAAGCCACCTATAGGTGGTTCTTGAACCAATCCAGAAGTCAATAAATTTTCAGATACAGGGGCTTCAGACACAGTCGCTGTTTTAGCTACGTCCCCCATATCAACTACGGGAGTTGACTCAGCTATAGTCGTTAAGCCGCCTTTAGGTTCTATTGAAGGAGACTCAGCAACCGTTGTCAATCCACCGACAGGCTCTGCAACAGTTTCTGTGCTTGGCGGTAATGTGCTGGCAATATCAACTAAGTTTTTAGGAACATCTTTAGTTTGATTAGCCGTGTTAGCTAAAATTTCTTCAATACTTGTAGGTGCTACAGTTGTATCAGCAAAATCAGTTACAGTCTCTGCCGTTGGAGCGCTTGCTAATACTGTTTCAGGCAATACAGAAATGTTTGATGCGGCTGTTTCGCCAACAGAAGCAACATTATTAGTTCTATTCGCAACAGTATCAGCCAATATGTTTGCAGTATCAATAGTGCTATCTGGCCTTGTTTCAACCATGTTGGTATCAGCAGTAGCGTCAACACCAATGTCAGATATTTGTACTTGAGAAACTACATCATCTGGAATTCCTGCGCCAGTTATAGCTACATCAATAGGAGTTCCTTCTTTATCTTTTTCGTTCCAATCGGTTGCGGCAGTTTTAAACTGCTCATCAATTGTCACGTTTAATGAACGAGCGCCAGAGTCAATACCAGAACCAATAGCGCTATTTGTAAATGATGTTACAAAGTCATTTTTACCAGTTACCTCAGAAGTAACTCCAGCAGAGACCGCTTTTACGCTAGCATTGTATACGGACGTTGCGTCTTTTAAATCCAAGCCATTTTCCATAGCTAGGTCAATTACATCGTCTTTTACAAAACTAGCAACTTCTCCAACACCGCCTTGTACCATACCGCCAACAAATCCACCAGCAAAACCATCTTCAAAACTACCGCCTTTTATTTCAGCCATAGTTCCATTAACTAAACCCTTGCTAATTGAATTACTAGCAACCTCGGTAAATGTTTCATTAAATCCAGCCTCAATAAATGATGAAGACACAGTTGAGGAAATAGAACTTGAAATGCTCGGCGCAATCTCTCCGCCAATATAAGCCATACCCGCTGACAAAGCAATGTCTTCAAGGTCACCACCACGAGCCGCCGTAAGTGCCGCCATAGTGACATAAGGAGGAATACCAATATAACTTCCCGCAACAGATAGCAACACTGGCAAAGGGTCTTCAATGACCGCCTCAACAACAGTTGAAACTGTTTCAACAACCGTTTCAACAACGTCACTGACAACTTCAACCACATCACCAACGGCGTCAAATACGGTCTCAACAACATCTGCAACAGCTTCAAATACTGCGCTCATATTATTCCCTCTCAGCCCGTTTTGGCCCTAACTTGACCGTCACGCGAAAACCTTTGTTAGTCTTTTCAGCGCGATACCCCATACCCTCTTGCGGAGGGTTGCGCGAAATAGCTTTAAAAATGTTCATAATTGTTGGGTCTTCAAACTCGCTGACAAGCGTGTCAAAGCCCATTTTGTATGCCCCCTGAATAAAGGCGTATGAACTCTCTAGGTAGTTGCGAGCAGTGTCTGCATTTAAAGCGCGAAACACTCCTACACGCCCCTCGGCGTTGTGAACAACAAAAAGAGTATTGCCGTTACGGACTATAGAAGTGCCTTGCATATTCATTTCTTTGACCATCGCCGCGTAAATTGTGGACGCGGGATATTTTGACTTAGTCTCTTGAGCGGCAATCATTAAGATTGCTTCAGTACCTAATTCTTTCTTTTTGCTATCGACCAGCATCACATCCCCTTAAAAATTGCGGCAGAATAGATATTTCCCATCCCCGCCGCTAGACTCATTATCAAGCCATTCGGTGGTGTTGTCGAATCCGAAAGGAATACCGAATCGCTTTCGGTTCGATTTGGAATTGCAGGAACAACACCAGATTTAATATCATCTAAAAGTAAAAGTGTTTCAAGCAGTCCACTGCTACCCATCGTATGACCAATCTTCTGTTTATACGAGGTTGCAACGAATGCTTTTAGCGTTTGATTCAAAGCGTTCTTTTCAGCTTTGTTGTTGGACGCAGTTCCAGTGCCGTGGGTTTTTACTATTTTAATCTCATTAGGGGTTAAATTACCATAGTGCAATGCACCTTCTATGGCTTTAATGAACCCCTCACCATCTTCACATTGCCCAATTGCATTGGTAGAACGCTCTGAAGCGCTATATGCACCTAACAATTTAGCATGGGGATTGATTTGTTGTTGAGCAACAGCGTCGCTGGATTCAAAGATTGCCAAGGCGGCTCCTTGCCCAATACGAAACCCAAAGTTAATCGAATCGAAAGCGGATGGCTTTATACCTTCCTGTTCTTGTTTTTCAGTAAGTACGGCCTTGGAGTCCCCAAAGAACTCTAAAACAGCATTAGAGACGCCGTCCTCAACAGTTAGAACAATTACACGCTCATAGTCATAAAATTTAATGAGGCTAGTTACATCCATCATTACTTTAAGACTTGATGCGCAGGCGCTGGCATCGGTTGTGACCATGTCCATCTCACCAAAAGACTGAGCGATACGACCCGCATAGACCTGCGTCAACGTGAATGGCAGGAACTTGTAGGTGTAAGTCAGGCGTGATTTGTACTCACGTTGACCGATGCCAGCAAAGTGTGCGTTGCCACCAGCAAGAATAAAAGCAGTCTTGCCTACAGGATTTTCCCGTAGATAGGTAAGCAACTCAGGGTCAAGTACCTTTTCCGCCAACTTGTGGGGAACGTAGACTAAACCTAGTTTTGTTCGATTGTAGGTATCTGGAAACCAATTTACCTTTTGTGGATAAATAATATCGTCAAATAATTCAACGTCTTGGGTAGAGGCTGTACGATAGTGCGTTAAATAAATCATTTACATATCTCCGCAACTTCTTCCATCGAGGCAGGCTCTTTGGTTTTATTAGCCATCACAAGGTCATGGAGTTCTTGGACAGACTTAGGTGACCACTCTTTACTCACCTCGTCTGCAATACCATAGATTTCGTCAAAGTACATTAACATGACTAGCCCATCTAGGCTATCCAAACCAATATCCGCAAACTCATCTTCCATCGACTCTGCGATGGTTGCTGTGGCGTGGGCTGGTCGCGCCACCTTTGCCACATAGTTAAATATTTCAATGAAGTTCATGTTGCCATTTCCTCAGTTGGTTGATTGACTGCTCCGACCAGTGCTGATGCCCAATCTTGCCAGTTCTCATATATATAGGGGCTAGGAATACCTTCGTTAACAAAAAGGTCAATCGCCTTTAAACCTGCCGCCCACTCTTTCCACTCCTCTTCGGGAGTATTTATTGATAGCTGTTGCGCCGCATAAGCCTCGCACATAAGACTCGTCCAAGAGTTCCATGTGTGATAACGAGGGTCATATACAAGCGCAATAGCCATATTAGTTTCCGAAAGGTCTGACGTCGCCAAGCGTTACGCTTAACAACACCTTACCCATTTGGTAGTTACCATTTTGCACGTTACTTCTAAAACGTAAACGAATTTCACGACGTTGTTGGCGCATATCAATCTTGCCTGTATCAGGGTCAAACGGATATTCTTGAGACGCCACATCTTGCGACTGAGCGTATGGTCGACCCGTTACCTGCAATGTCATTTCGCCCTCTTGAATAAAATCAGGCTCAACACGTTCTAAGTTGACCCAAAAATTTTCACCTACAGGCGCGGTTTGGGCAGGGCCACCAGCTACAAAGCCTAAGTCGCTAGTTTCAAAATAACTATCAATTGCGTCTGATGATTCAAAAATAACTTCATCTGTTCCAATTTCGTGTTGCCACAAAATAACTTGACCAGCCACAGTTTCAAAGTTTGCGGTCTCAACCAATGTTGCTGTTGCGTTTGCAGATAAAGTTAAATTCAAACCAGAAAATGACATGGTTCCTGATACAGTCGCACTGTTGACTACGGACAGCGTAATGGTCGTCCCCACAATCGTGGTGACAATAGCGTTTGTGCCAATGCCTGTGCCAGTCACGGATTGATTTAACACAATACCAGTTGCGCTACTGACCACAATTGTGCTTGCCCCAGAAGTGCCAGTTGCTGTCGGTGATGCCGCATTAGGTGTAATTAAAGTAACCAATGCACCAGATGGAACGCTTGCGGACACAACCTCTTGACCAATAGCAACCAAATTATTTGGCGCAATTCTAATGACCGCGCTTGCGTTTGTTGTTGAAATTGATGTTGTAAAAATTATTTCCTGCTCACTCAATGTTGCGCCAGCATTGATGGGGTAATGAAATACTTGAGAGAAGTACCCAGCCGTGCGACGAGCGCCCAAAGCCTCGCCTGCGTCATACCAACAATTTTCTCGCACGTTATAGATGATGCAGTCGTTGCATTCTTCTGAGTCGCCAGAAGGAAAGAACCACCAAATTTCGCCAAAACGAGGAACCTTGTTAACAAAAACTTTTTGCTGTTGAGCGTAGTTCAAGTTGTCAAAAAAGTAGTTTTGGTTAAACGTATTTGTAATTTCTTTAACCACGCCGTTGTAAAGCAAGAAGCGGTCAACACCAATCCAATAGTAGATACCGTCATACTCAATGACGCATTGACTGGACAGGATAGAAGATTGGCTAGAGATGATGTCATAGCGCCAGTAAAAAGTTTGGGGTACAGAGGCAATTGTTACTGTGGTTGGCGTGTAGGACACACGAATCAACGAATCAAGCGCCCAAAACAACCCAGATGGAGCATTAGAGCCTCCGCGTACAGGCAAGCCTTTGACAATCTTTGTGGAGGATACATTGACCTCGTTTGAGTCAGGGCCGTTCCAATCAAAGGGGTCTCCAGCAACACAATTTTTAATTAAACCGTTGTCTCCATACACAAAGACATATGGGTGCAAAACAACCACGCCACCAGCAACTTCAATGACGTCGCCTGTTGGGGTTGTGCCAGTAGTATCCGTAAGGGGGGACAAGGTTGTGCCATTAATAATTCCAGCCAAAACTGGGGTTACTGTAGTTTGGTCAATCTGCTCTAAGTTTTGACCAGCGTGCGCAAGCAACAACTGATTTCCAGAGCCTTGAGCATCAAACGTAGAGTCAAACTGCCAAAGATTTAAATCGCTTTCTGTAAACCCATCATTGATTGTTGCCACCTTAATTGAAAAACCACTACCCGTGCCACCAATTGTTGCGGCGGTTGCGCTCAAAGTATTGCCAACAACATACCCGTTGCCGGGCTTCGTCAGGGTTACTGTAGTCACCGTTGCGCCTGCTACCACAATTGTTGCCTTTGCACCAGTGCCAGAACCGCCAGTTAAAGTTACATTGGTGTACGTTCCATTGGTGTATAGCGTGCCACCCACTAAAGTGTTAAGCGTTAGGACTAGTCCAGTAAAAGTAAATTGATTGACGCCAGAACCAATCCCAAGGTTGTTGATATTAACAACCTCAAGACCATTGTTGTATCCATTAAAAACTGAGTTGACGCCATCAACTGAGTTGACATAGATACCGCGAGAGTATCCTTTTGCGTTGCTAATAATTGCGCGATAGCCACCAACTTTTCTTGGACGCCCACGTTGAAAACGCACCCAAAGTGCGTCTGTGTAAAAGTTCATATCAAATATTGTGCCGTCCCGTTGTACGCCGGGTAAGGTATCAATAGTAAATACTTTCTTAACCATCAGAACACTCCGCCAGCAACACCACCAGTAAAGTTACCAGTACCAACAATTGCCAATCCAGTAGCAGATAGCGTTGAACGTAAAACACCAAGAATAGCAAGATTAAATTCACCCGAAGCGGCGCGATAAATACCTGTTGTAGCTTCTGAAGCAAAATTTAAAGACGGTGCGCCAACTGACCCATTTTGTAAACTTATAGTTGACGACCCAGCAAGAATTGTGTTGGCATTGTACAAGTTCACAGAATCGCAGACTAAGGTAGCTTGACTACCTGCGGTTAAAATAGCAGTACCACCAGAACCCGTTGTAATTGTGACGGTGTAAGCACCTGATGTTGCGTTAACAATGTAGTAAACCTGAACGGTTGATGGGACAACAATTGTGACATTGCCTGTCAAAGCGCCTGTGTATTTTTGAATTACGTTTGAGGCTTCAGAAGCCGTCAAGGTGTAAGAGCCAGTCGTCACAGCTTTACTCAATTGAGTAAATGCAAATTGCGTATTTCGACCTAAGCCAACCGTATAGAACTGAGAACCACTACAAACAATAATACAAGAATCCGCAGGTTGCAAAGCAATTGACGCAGAACCATTGATTACATTGCCACCACTTCCAGCAACAGTCAAAGCGCCTGTTCCGCTGTTGCGTACAAACATAAACCAATTGTCGGCAAGGGTAGACGCGAGGGTCAAAGTCAAAGTTCCAGCACCGCCTGTCCATACATAAGTGCTAGAACGGTCTGTTGTCAGCGCTGTGTAATTAGAGGAGAAGGTTGTTACAGGTTGTGATTGATTGAGTGTTTGACCAATTGCCAATAAACCATAACCAGCAAGGGTAGCGGCGTCCGCACCAGATGAACCAATACCAAAAGCAATGATGCCCCATGTTCCTGCGGTAGTTGCATTCGTAACAATATAAATGTACTGCGCTTCGCCTGCGGCAATGGTAACAATCGTGTTTGCGCCAGTGTAGTCTTTTACCGTTACAGCAACAGCACCGACGTTACGAATTAAAGCATCTTGACCAACCGAGGCTTGATTAGCTGGTGGCATCCACAACTCATTAGCTGTAGAAGCTGTTGACACCTCCATGATACGAGCGGCGGCGTCATCAGTTGTTGTGCCGTTGATAGGCCACTCCAACTGCAAGTCATCCGTTAGAATAATTCGACGATACGATACATCGGTCGGTTGAACGACGTTACCAGTAAAGGGGGAGTTATAACTCATATTTAAGAATCCAATACGGTTGCTTGACGGTCACCAATACGCTGGACGTCTTCAGCTTTAAGCGTTTGAATAATGAGGTCATAGTTTTGTTGCCACATAGGCATCCGCTCATCGTTCTTGATGTACGGCATAGCCTGTAATAAAGACCCATATAGCAACGCTTGTGGGGCGTAAATAGTGAACCAATTCGTTTGGTTAGAGGAATCAAGCGGTTGGAGCCGCTCGTAGTACAAAACTTCAAAATCATACGCCAAAGCTGGAGACGGGGCTACTAACCAATGCGTATAGTCATAGTCGCCAAAATAAGATGGTACGCCAGTCACTGTTGCATCAGGGGCAAACTCTCGTAAATATTCATACTTGCGAAGCAGTACAGGCTGTTTTTTACCAGCTACAGTAATGTTAAAAGAAACTGTCTTATGCCATCTGGCAGGCTTGTCAATGATAGGTTGACCTATCGTCATTGTGGAGGCTTGTACCGTTAGGTTGCCAAGGAACTTAATTTGGCTGGCAATAATTTGCTCTGACAACATAATGAAGAGAGGAATTTTGGCAAGGGTATCATCATCAGTACGGTCTAGGTAAGACTGAATGTTTTCGACCAATGAGTCGTAAGTCATTACTGATGCGGTCGTCATATTAAATCCTTTGTTCTTTTTAACATTTTAATTTCTCTTAGGATAAAAACAACTGTTTTTCGTCAATTCTGCGCTTTTGTAAACCTTTAAGAACTTTT